TAGCGGACCTGGCTAAGTCCTTGGACGGTGATGCCAAGTTCACGAACGCCGCTGCGGAGAGCGGCCTGCAACGAAGCGGTGCTCTCGCCCGAGGGCAGCGGGATGTCGGCGTAGTGGACAATGCCCGCGAGCATGACGTTGCCGAGAACTTCCTCGTCGGAGTCAAGCGTGATTGCGTCGGGCCAGACAAAGCCGCGGATGACGTTCGTGCCGTTGGCCGACCCGCCCGCTTCGACGGTCGCGAGGACGTGCGCGTTGCCGGTCAAACTGCCCACACCGATCGACACGGTCGGGTTGGTGTAGGTCAGGCTGCCGCGGAACAGGACGACGATGCCGCCGCTGCCGGTGCCCAGGCCCCCGCCGAAGGCGAGGACCGTAACGTCGCCGACCCCGATGCCCCCGAGGGCTTCGAGAGCGGTCTGGATCGTGGCAGCGGTTGCGTCGTGAGCAATCGCCGAGGTCGTCTCGCTGTTCACCGTCAGGGTGAACGTGCCGTCGCTGGCCGGGGTTGCGTTCGCGGTGACCGTGGAGATCTCGCCGACATCGCTGGCGACGGTCGCCAGAACGTGAGCGTTGCCGGTCAGCGAGGTTGTGTCGAGCGAGACTCCGGGGGTCTTGTTCTTGAACACGATGTACACGATGCCGTTGTTGGTGCCCAGGCCGCTGCCCGAGGTGTAGGTCTCGATGTCCCCGGCGACAAGACCGTCCAAGGCTGCGAGGGCCGTGGCGATGGTCGCGGCCGAAGCGTCGTGGTCAATGGCAGCGGTTTCCTCGCCGTCCACGGTCAGCGTAAACGTGCCGTCCGTGGCGGTAGTCGATGCAGCGGTCAGGCTGAACACCGAAGAAGCCACGGGGTCGCCCCAGACCTGCCAGTCGTTTGTGGAGGTGTTGTAGGCGACAGGGGTCAGCAATGCGAGGGTGCCGACACCCGCCGCAAATTTCTTGGGCATGATGCGAGTTGCCTCACACCGCAAGAGGGCGCTGACGTTGTTCGAGGCAAACTGTTCGTTGGGGTTGAGGGTCATTGGTTCGGTCTCCGTGGTCGGATGAGTTTAAGGGGAAGTCGAGGCACAAGACCCAAAGGTCAAAGGGTTGTTAGATTCCGCGGTTCTTGTTGTGGGCTTGGCCCGCTTTCTGTCCGGCCTGCATGAGTTCGAGATCCTCTTTTGAGATCCCGATCACAGTGACTTGGTCCTGCTTCTGCACGTCGCCTGCAGGACGGTCTTGGCTGTTGCCGTTGCTGACGTTCGACTGGCGCTGGGCTTTGGCAAGACGACGCTTGAGGTCAGCGACTTCTTCGCTGTCTTCCTTTTCGATGCCCGCTTCTTGGTCAGTGACCGTCACTTCGTTCTCGGTGAGCGACTTGTTGTAGGCCTCGACCGCGTCGGGGTCTTCCCAGTCAACTTCCTTGGCGAGCTTCCACGCCTTGAGTTCCTTCTGGTACTTGGCGACGGCCTTGGGGTCCGTAGCGTTTTTCAGAACCGGCTTGGGGACTGGACAAGTATCGTCCCCTTTGTTGAGATCCTCGCCCTTGTTCTTTTCGCCTTCAGGCTGGCCTTCCGGCTTACCCGACTTGGTCAGGGCCTCGGCCAAAGACTCCACAAGGGCCTTGTTGTTTTCTTTGAGGATGGCGGTCAGTTCTTCAGTCTTCATTTCGATGTCTCCGTCGTCGGATGATGTTTTAAGGAAGCGGGCGAGCTTCGACAAGAAGCTCTTGGGGTCGTCGTGTTTCTCTTGGGCAAACTCGGCAGTACCGGCCATCGAGACGCCGTTCCACTCGCCGTTGCGGTAAGCCTTGCGGAGTTCTCGGTTCTCGATCTTCAGGACCGTTGCCCAGCCGCCCGTGACATCGACGGTCTCTCCCGAGTAGTTCTTGAACCCGTCAAAGCGAGGATCGCCTTTCTGGATGATGAATGACTCGGCAACAAACGCATCGGACTTCTTCAGTGCCTTGCCGTCGTGTCGGATGTCGATGTCGAAACCATCGCGTGCGGCGTCGTACATCATTTCCTTGATCGTTTCTTCCGAGGCAATGTCGCCTTGGGAATCGACCATCTCGGGAGCGTACACGACCGAGAGCAGTTCGCCCTTCTCGTCAAAGTCATCTGTCGCCTTGACCAGAGAAGCAAGCTCAACGCTATCGTCCGACTTGTAGATCACCGGCAACTGGTTAGCCCCGCGAGGTACCAGTGACAGGAAGTTGATCTTTGCTCTTACGATGCGTCTCATACTTAGGTAAGATATGCCAAAAGGGAAAGCAAGTGCAAGCCCAAATAACTATTTTGATACATCTAGCAACGGCAAAAACCCATGTCAGATAAGCCAAACTTCGTGATCCCTACGGCAAAGCAGACAAAGTCGATCGCGCAATGCAAGTCGGTGCTCCGGCGATCGAACGAGTTGTTGTTCCGTGACGTGAACGCCAAGGGCGTGAGGGAGTCGTTTCAGAAAAGTTTGGTAAGCGACTCGGCAAAGAGTAACCAACGCGAAAACCGGGGCGGTCGCGTAGAACACCCCTTTGACTACGTTGCCGTAGGACAATTCAAGAACGCGAACCCGTATCATTCGACTTGCCTTGAAGCAAAGGTAGCAGCAACAACCGGTATCAATTTCTATGACGCAAAAGAGAAAGTCGTAGAAAAAGACGGAACAACGAGATGGAAGAAGAAACAGAGCAAGGTATCCAAGAACACTTCTAAGCTCTGCGAGAACCCGTTCATCTCGGAACTCAACGCGGTCTGCGAAGACTACTGGACCGTCGCTGTCGGCTACTTGGAAGTGGTCAGAGACAGCCCAAACGGACGCATCACCGGCCTGCACCACCTGCCTGCTCGTCGGGTCTGGAAGTACCTCGAACGTGACGGCCGCAACCACCACTACGAGATCGACTCGGAAGGATGGGGAGGCGACCAGAAGTTTGCGGCGTTCGGCGACTCGGCCGAGTTCTTTGTCCGCAACAAGTTGCCGTTGCCGGAAGGCACCGTGAGCGAGGTCATTTGTTTCCGACAACCGTCGAGCCAGTCGCGACACTACTCGATCCCTGACTGGGTCTCGGCCGTGCAGCCGATCGAGTTGATCCAGTGCATCCTGCAATACAAGTTTGACTTCTTCCAGAACCGGGGCGTGCCGGAGTTCCTTTTGTTCATCCTTGGTCAGATCGTGGACGAAGCGACATGGACTTCCATCGAGCAGGCCATGCAAGCGAACATGGGCCTGGGCAATTCCCACAAGAGCACTGCGATCAACCTCTCGAATCCCGACGCCAAGGTGCAGGTCGAGAAGCTGGCGATGGACAACAAGCTCGAAGACGAGATCAACGCATCGAGCGACCCGTTGGCGCTGATGATCGTGTCCGCTCACCGCGTACCGCCGCTTCTGGCGGGCATCCAGGTGCCGGGCAAGCTCGGGGCAACCAACGAGCTACCGAACGCACTGACGGCCTTCCAGAAGCTCGTGATCGACGAGGCGCAGACAATCTTCCAAGAGACTCTTGGCAAGACGTTGGGTGACTCGTCGATCGGCATCCGCGGACTGGGCATGGACGACTTTGCGTTCAGTTCAATCCTCGACGAGTTCAACCTCGGGGGCGGCAACAACGCACTCGATACGATGTCTCGTATGCGTGAACCGGTCACGGACACCGACCGAGACCTGAACGACGGCCTGCGAGATTAAGCATGTCCTTGCTTTCAGAAAGAATCCTGACCCGTGCAGGCAAGGCTGGGGTTCGTCGGGCCAAGCCCAACATTCCGTCCAGGACACTGCGACGCGCGTGCATTTATGTGCCGCTCGATACGACGCTGTCCAGTAGCCGCGGCAGGATCTACATCCCGCACTACTGGGCTCGGTTTGTTCACGACGGCCGGGGGCCGGTCAGCCCCAAGACCAAGAAGGTCTTGATCTGGTATCGCAACCCGTCACAAGACCCTCGGCTCAAGGGAAGCAAGGGCAGGTCGCCCGAGCGTTTCTCAAGCAGGCCGAGATTGAACATATCCAAGGCCGAGCTACGCAAGGGAATCAAAAGCGGCAAGATCATTGCCCGGCTTTATGCGGGACCGATGACTGGTCGGCCGTTCTTCGGCAACCAACCGGGTGAGGGCATGTACGGGTTCAAGGCAGAGGTCTCGCAGATCGCACGGGAAGAGATCTCAAGAATCATGCGGGAGTTTACGAAAGAACCAAACGCAAGAGAACGGCAGGTCTCGATTGCGTCGGTCACTCTCTAAAGGTGCATTACAAACTTATGCTTTTTGTACTTGCCTTCTCTGACGTAACCGAGGTCTGACATCTCTTGATTGGTTCTATTCTTCGTAGACTTACAAGCAACTTGTTTGCCCGTCGCCGGATCTACCCAGCGAGGGGTAGGTCTTGTCTCTCCCAGATAGGACCAATTAGTAGCCCGATAAATTGCGCCTGTGTGTCCTTGAGAAGTGTCGGCATAAGAGACCAAAGAGACAAAACGGTTGTCTTGTTTTATCAAACGAACCGATCTACCGATCAGAAAAGAGGCACCGTTCGCAGGAACTTCAGGTAAGACGACCAAGCGACTCAGAGAAAGAACCTTCTTCCCTTGCTTTGCATTGACTGAGACGCAGGCGGGCTTAGTCGGAGGCAGCCACCACGCTACTCCCATGAGTTTTTCGTCTTCTTTCCTAAAAAGGCCATGCAAGTACACCGCCACCTTACTAGCTCCTTTTGCATAATGGTGCTCTTGCACTAAGTTGATTGCTTCTTGTTTCTGGCAATCGGCCACAAAAAACTGCTCTTTGCTCAACTTGCTTTTCATGCCTCGCCCCTAAAGAGCGACTGAGCGTACACGGCCAGCCCTATTGCATCGACGACGTGCTTCCAGTCGGACCTGTTCAAGTCGGCCTCGCCGATCGGCAGCTTGCCCTCGGGCCATAACGGAACGCAGTACCCCGTGCCCTTTTCCCCGACCAACTCACACGGGACGCCAAGCCGCTTGAGCACGCGGGCCTGGTGGATGCGCTTGGGCACGCCCTTCTTCCAGTCCTTCGGCAAAGCAAAGACGGCGTCGGCGTGCGGCCACCGTGCCCGTGCAGCGCCGAGCAATACCCCGGCAGACGCGGCAAGCACCGCGATGTCCTGGGGGTTCTTGGTCTTGCCTCGGTAGATTTCTTGGGCCTCGACCGCGATGCCCGAGAGGTCGGGGTAGTGGTATCCGGCAAAGCCAAGAGAATCGCACACACCGTCCATCCAGTGCATCGCTTCTTTGGCGATCTCTTCGACGGCCGCTTGTTGCTTGCTCTTGCTTGTCTTGAAACACGCAACAAAAACAACGTCCGAGCCCTGAACTGCTGCCAGGGCCGGACGTTGAAGGTCGGGGTCTATTCCGATGTAGACGGGCTCAGCCATATCAGATCTTGGCCCACTCGACGGCGACCTTGCCGTCTTCGGTTTCGTAGTGCGACGGGCGGTAGCCCTTGGGGGCCTTCAAGATGCCTTGCTTCTTGCGCCGGTCCTCGATCCCGGCCAAGCGGGTCTGGTACTGGCGAGCGGTCATGCCCGCAGGGATGTCGAGCACCATCGCCTCGCCTCGCTTGAGCTTTTGAAGCTGTTCGATGTACCAATCGTACTTCGACTTCCTTAAGGGCTTAGAGGCTCGCTTGACGTTCTTGGACTTGCACACACTGACTTTAGGCTTGTTCATTTCTTTGGTTCCCAAGGTATGAGGTTGTTGTTCTCGTCGTACACTGCTTCCGCCTCTTTGTACCATCTCTTCATAAGAGCGGCCGAGGCTCCCGCCTTAACGTCAGGCGTTACAAGTTCCATGCACTCTACCATGATATCCTTTATCGTGTCAACTCTTTCTGTAATGCGATCGTCTATCGCGATCTCAAACAGAATCTCATCGTGGATAAAGTTCACGGGGAAGACATAACCTTGAAGCAAGTCCGCCCCCCGTGCCGTCTTGTCGTAGCACGCCCGGACGACTTGGAAGACCGCAGAGGTCGCTCCCTCAGCCGAGGGAGTCTGCAGGGCCTTGCCGTTGGCCGCGGCACAGAAGAAGCACCCAGCGCGGTACATGCCAAGCGGTGACGTGTAGGCGTACCGCAGATCCTTGCCGACCGAGTTCTCGTGGTCGATCGCGTGGTTGTTGATCCAGTTGTGGTACTCGGGCATCTCGGGAAAAGTGGATCTCCAAATCTCCCGAAGCTCCTTGGCCTTGTCGATGTCGATGATAACGCCATAGGTTGCCTTGGCGTAAGCGACAAAGGTCTCTGGACCGAGCCCGCCAGGGTAGCCGAGGCCGGTGGGCTTAGCGAGGGTGCGGTAGTTCTTATAGAACGCACGAACTTCTTCGTCTGGGCTGGCCTTGCAGTCCATGAACAGGCCCATGACCGCGTCTTTGTCTTCTGCGGAAACCTCGTTCGATCGGAGTAGATCGATAAAGCCTTCATCGGTCGCTGCGGCAATCTGCGCCCCCAGATAGGCGTGCAGGTCAACCCCGGCGTTGATCTTGTCGGCCATGACCGAGTAACCGAACAGGTTGATGCAGGTCTGGGCCGCGGTGCCCAACTCCATCTGGTTGTAGTCCACGGACAAGTAATAGAACCCGTCGCGAGGGATGAAGCAAGGCCTGGCCCGTGGGTCCACGTTCTGCCCGTTAAATGACGGCCAGCCCTCGGAAGCGTAAGACGACGTGCGGCCGGTTTCTTTCAGGGCATCGAACATCGGATGAACGACATCGGCGTCGGTGCCGTCTGCCCGGTTCATGCGGGGGATCTCCGTCGTTACCAACTTCTGCAGCCGCTGCCGGTGCAGGTACTGGTCGAGCGTCTCGTCATAGCCCTCGTGGTCTTCGAGCCAGTCCTTCGTGATCGAGGGCTGGCCGTCAGGGTGCCGGTCGGACGGGTCGGTGTAGGGCACTTCCCAACCAAACCTGTTGGCGACTTCGAGGCAGTAAGGAACCCATGCCTTGCTCTTCTCGATCTTCTCCGGCACGGCCTTGGTCATCTTGGGCTCGCCCGTCTCTTTGTCGATCGCGCCGTTCTTGTAAGGCTGGGGCGGCTGTTCAGGAATCAGTATGCCCTTCTCGATCAGCAAACTGAGCTTCTCCGGCCGCAGTTCGTCGGCCAGCATCTTCTCGACCTCGGCCTTGTACTCGTGGTCGATCTTCATACCACGAGCCGATATCAAGAACAAAGCGGTCGAGACCGCGGTGCGGTGAGCAACCAATAACCCGTCCTCTCCGAACGGGTCAATGCCCGTGTAAGGCTTCAGGTCTTCTCTGCGAAGCTCCTGCTCTTGGTAGATCTTGTAGCACCAGATCGAGTCCATGTTCGCGTACTCGATCGCGCCCGCGGGCCACTCGGACGAGGGCATCTCTTCCAGTTCCTTGTAGTTCTTGCGCCAAGCATCATCGTCCTGCTTCGAGGCCGAGAGGTCGGTGCCGAAATGCTGCTTGACCAAATCGGCCAGCGAATAGCCGAGCCTCTGTTTTGCTCCGGTTGGCAGTTCGAGATACTTCAAGTCGCCGGTGTCGGCCAGGTTCAAGAACTTCTCGCGAATGACGGTGTCTTGGTACTTGCCCTCTTCGAGGCCTTGGAAGATGCGAGGGGCAAGGTCGGGGAAGTTCTTGATGAATACCGAGAGATCGAACGCTGCATTGTGAGCGATCGTCGTCTCCTGTGCATCGACGACGTACTCAACGACCGACCGAAGCATGTCGTCAGGATCAGCGACGGCAGCAAGAACAGGAAGCGAGGCGTCGTACATGGAACAGCAAACGATCTGCGGGGCGAGGCTGCCCTCGGCCATCTTATGCGTTTCGGTGTCAAAGGCGAGTATGTCCGACATTGGTATCTCCGGTTAGAATAAAAAACCCGACCGAACCCTTTCGAGCCCGGCCAGGGGACGCCGAGTGATCGGTCTCTACTCTTCTTGTGCCGCAAGGTTCTTCAGTGCGTCGTTCGGGAAGAAGCGATTGATCTCTTCTTCGCTGAGGCGTTCAAGCAACTCGCTCGCAGGAACTTCACGGCAGAACGTGACCTTGGTAAACATCTTGTCCGAGTCTTTGATCTTCACGTCACGGGCCTTGACCTCGACCACGGTCCCTGCAAGCGGTTGGTCATGCTCGTGGTCGTCTTCGGAAGCGAAAACCATCTCAGCCGCATTGACCCGCTCGTCATCGCTCAACTCGTTCGGATCTAGGCCCATGACATTGCAAATGAAAGTCAGGATATCCGAAGCAAAATACATGCTATCGGACATCGCCAGCCACGAGGGACTCTCCCCGAGCTTGTGGCCCTCGCCGTTGTTGTCGTCAAGCACATGCACGACAGTCATCTCGACCGCAGCGAAGTCGATGTTCTTCCAATTGCGGCCGGTCTTGCACTTGTCGATCACCATGTAATAGTGACCTGCCCGCATGTAGTTGGCGTCCACGCGGACCTTCGCTCCCTTGAGACCTGAAAAAATTGACCTACCCATTTTAAGTTCCTTTCGAGTTAAAGTTAAAGTTCAAGTTATGGGTTTCGGTATAGTACGGTTGTCTTGGCTTGGTGTCAAGCCAAAAATTTACTCGATAATGTCTTTTTTGCGTCTGGGTCAAGTTGCTTGGTCTGGAACCCTCGCTCCTGCAGAACCATGTACGGAAAGATCGTAGGCAGCGGGTCATAGTTGCAGTAGATCAACTTCTGCCGGTTGCCCGTGGTCTGGTGGATATACAAGGCATCGTTCAGGCAGGCCGCAAAGTTCATCTTGTCGAAGATCAGCGTGTTGTTCAAGTGGACAATAAGCTCGTCAGCTTTTTGTCCGTTGCGGTGCGTTCGGCCGAGAGTCTGTTCGGCGATCTTTGCGGGTCGCGGC